ACCCGCTAGGATGTTTGACCCAATAATGCTCATCCTGCGTAACCTCCAGTCCACACAGCTTGTATTTCGCTTGCACCCTTGACAATGTAGTCAACGCGGTCAACAGCGTCACCTGCCGTGCTCAATGTAGGAGCAGTACCACCAGCCCACTTCCATGCGGTATTCCAGCCTAATGTGTTGCCGCCCCCTGAATCTTGCACGATAAAGATTGAACCACTCTGACCAGCCACCGCATTGGTTGGCGCGCCTACGGCTGTCGCCGTGCCTGTGAGCGTGACCGTGAAGTTGTTACTCAAAGCCAAGTCAACCGCGATTGTGGCGGTCTCGGATAGCGTAGCAACAGCACCGCGTTGGGCGGCTGTAAAGGTCTGCACAGCATCGCTAACAATGACCTTGGCCAACTCTACGCTGTCAATGTATGTAACCGCATCGGTTGTCTGGTCAAACGTGGCAAGGCTAATCCAAGCGTCATTGTCCTCATTGCGAACCTTGAGGATGTGGTTTGTTGTGTCCATCCATAATTGATTTGCATAAGGTACGCTTGGGGCGGTTGCGCCGCTAGATGTGGATGCAATAGCGCCCAAAGCATCATTTAAGTCTGCTCGGAAAGCGGGAAAGCCTTGATTGGCGATGGAAAAGTCGTGCTGTGCCATTTTTACTCCTATGCGGTGGCTAATTCGCCATAACCTTTGGCGACATAATCGAATGTGCGGCTAACCGCTGAACCGCCTGAGTTTCTAAATGTAATTGTAAACCCAGACGCTGATTTTGAGGTGATTTCGTAGTAGTCGCCTTGCGCTAAATTCTCGGCGGCAATTGCTACGGCTGGCGTCTGTTTAAACGCTTTACCATAGGTCACAACATAGGCTCCAGCACCACTCGCAAGATTGTCCCCAGAGATAACTCTATCAGGCATATCAATACTGACGCTCAAAGCCTCCAATTGAGGGCTAGACTCGCCTGATTTGCTGGTAAGAACCGCTTTAAACTTAAATGCGCGTGCCTTGTAGTCCCCAACAAAGAATTGCCGCCAATCACTCCAAACTGGGTCGCCAGCAGGGTCATCCTCTGTCGTTGAGATATAAAGAATAACGTTTGTATCGCCGTAGCTATTCGGGTCGCCATCAAACAAGCCAACTCTTTCATCAAAGTTGCCTGTCGCATCGTCAAACAAATTAACGTAATCCAATCTGGTTACGGTTATATTTGATGTAACTCGGCTGGTGTAAACCTGAGACAAATCAAAATAATTGGCAAACTCGTAGGTTCCAGTTGTTGAAACGCTACCTCCACCACCATCGAAGTCGCCATCAGCGTCGTCAAACAGCCCTGTAATGTCATCAAAGTCTGTGGAGGTATCCAAGACTAGGTAGCCTTCTTCTGTGACGCTACACTCGGTTTTAGAGCCTGAGAACGATGGGCTTTCTGTGATTGCCTCAACTACATTGAGGTCTTTAATGCCTTCAATGATTGCCACGGTTGAGGTTGATTGCAAGGATTCGTTGCCCAGCTTGTCAATTGCCTTGATAAAGTACGTCCCCGTCATAGCGGGAGCAATGGCAAATGTAGCGGGGCGAGATACCTTGGGAATTAGATCAACAGCGTTGGCATAGTTAGCCCCAACCGTTTCACGCGCATGACGAATCCGATAGTGCGACAAATCAAGGTCAGGCACAGGAGTCCAAGTCAGATAAGCCTGCGTGCCAATAATATTGATTGTGAAGTCGCTTACGTTCTGAGGCGGCGCTGTCTTTCCAACTACCTCATGGTTTTCATAAGACCATTCAGACGTAATCCCAAGTATGTTGATTGACCGAGCGCGAATGTTATACAAAGCGCCATCAATGACGTTAGCCAATTGAAACGTGTTGCCAGATGCTTGGCCAAGGTTTAGCCACTCGGTTTCAGTTGATGGTTTTGCCTGTACTTCGTATCGATCTTGGAATGTAGCTGTGCCAGTCAAAGTGGCGACCAACTTAGTCACAATCGTTTCGGCATTGATCTCAAGAGTGTCTGTGCTGAGTATCGATGGCGGCGTTAAGTTGATGACGCTTGGCAGACTTGTATTTGGCGCTGGGTCGTAAGGTGACTCCTCACTTGTTGCCCAGTCATAGACGTTTGATGCCACTTCACGCAACTCAAGATCAACCCCAAGAATCTCGCCAAATGAGATTTGAGACCCAACCACCTCAAAAGGCTTGTTTGACCAACCCATTCTTGTGTTGTTAATTTGCACAATATCACCGACTTGAGCCTTGAGGCCAGTTAGCTTCATTGGCAAGGACGTTGTAATCTGCTGTCGTGCGCGTAGCAATTCAATCTTTGCCAAGCGTTGCGCCATGCTTGCTGATGTAGTCCAAGGCAACTCAATGGACTTCAGGTTTTCTTCGCCGTTGTCTTGAGCCACAAACGTGGTTGATGTAATCGCTGGGAAGTCGGTTACAACATAGTTGTCAGCAGGCGATAAGAATACACCCTTTACGCCGTTGAAACTTTCACGGCGGCTGACCAATGACTGAACTCGGAAACCGCCCCTCAGATCGTTTTCGTCAAAGGACAATGTTGGCGTGTAGTAAGCCCCAGCCAAGATGCGCCAAACGCCACCAGACCAGATGCACCTGCCAGCCATTGAGGAGACGATTTGATTGATAACGTCTTCTGGTGAACTTGATGTTGGGAAAGCGCCGTGAGCCTCATACCTGTTTTCAGTCCCGCCTGCGACAAGTGACACATCCTCATCACAGATATTGGCGGCGGCGGCTAGTGAAGTCTCATCAATCTCTGTGGCGTAATCAGCGCCCATGCCGTACTTGGTGTTGGTCAAGTAATCAGATAAGCAAAGGGCTGGGTTGGCTGACCAAACAGTTGTATCGGTGCGCGGGTCGTAAACTTTTTTGCCGCGAATCAATGCCGATACATTGGGCATACCGTTGTAATAGACGTTTTGATCGTACTCAAGGCGAACGTAAAGCAAAGCGCGACCGCGAACACGATGGTTTGCAGTCCATTTGCCAGCAGACTCAGCCACCAGATCATCAAAAGCCGTTTGGTCAGCAGTACCCAGCTTGTACTTAATCCGAGCCTTGCCAGCATATTGCCCAGCGGTTACGTTGCCTGAACCATCAATGACTACCTCATCCTCATTGAAGTAAATCTTTTCCACGCCATCAATCTCATGCCCAGTAAGAGCAATGACCATGTGCAGATACTTGTTTGAGTTTGTTGACTCAAGATAAAGAATTGTGCCGCCTAACCGAGTGCGACCATATGTAATAACGTGAGGTGCAATTGGTTGCCTTGACGTTACAGTCCTGTCTTGCAGGGTGATTGACCCACCGCCTATGGTTGGCTTTTTTGCCAATGCCGCCGAAACCCCGCTGAGAACCAATGAGGTGACAAAACTTGTGGCAAAGTAAGCAGTCGCACCAGTCAAAGCCAAACTACCTACGGCAAACGTGGCAGAGCCAACAGCCGCAAGACCAACCACCATACCAACACCAGTAGCTACGGCGGCGACAACTAACGCGGCTTTAACGTACTTTGCCATTTATATGCTCCAAGCGTTGATTGCTTCTCTCATTGAGATAAGAACCAATCCAGTTTCTGTGACCACAGCCATTTTATCTCCGACACAGACGCCAAGGGCTAAATCATCGCCAGATTTAACCAGCACAGCATCGCCGCGTTTAGCCAAAAGAGGCTTTTTAGGCTCTCCAAATGAGTTGATAGCAACACCTTCGACGCCACCATACTTTAAAAGCCTTCTAGCGGCTCCCTTAGACGTTTTATATCCACGGTAAGGCTTTGCGTAGTCCACGCCAGAAATCGCCTCTGCGACCCTAAAAACGAACATACAGCAATCGTTTGTACCCCACTCAAAAGCGCCAGTATCCTCAAGCGCCTTTGACATTTTGGATTCCCAACCCTCTAGCCTCATGAGCGACCCCATGTGAGCGTAACCTCTTTCATCGCTGGTACAAACTCGCAACCCAAGTCTTCGGGGTATTCGCGCTGTTGCTCCTCATTGGTAAACCGCGACTCTCTTGAGCGTTGCAGGTTTATCAAACGTGATTCGTAGGTAACAGAAATAGTGGATGTTTCGCCGTCTTCTTGGATTGCTGGAATGTCCAACTTACCCTCAAAAATCATTGTGGGGTCAGCAATCACGCCGCTTTCATCCAAGAACCCCAGATAAACCTTGCCTGACTTACCTTGCTCTGACTCTTGCAAGGCCAAAGAAATCAACTCAGACGGTATGCCACTCATGGTGACTGTGATGCCATTGGCTTGGATTTCGCTTGTCTCTTGAACGGCTGAGATGCCCATCAAGTTACCAACCCCAGTCCAAGTGCGTGCATCCCAAACAATGTCACCGTAACCAGACCACATCCTGACGTAGCCAGAAGAAAACAACCCCTCAAATAGCAAAAAAGGCTGAACTTGCGTAGCCTCAATTGCTGTCTGGACGCCTGATGTTAAATTTCTACTCATAAAGCCTCCGCACAGGCAAAGGTCATGCCGTAAATACTCATGTTGTCAATTGAGTATTCTGTCTCGTTGCTGACCAACCGCCACAAACCTTGCGTATTGCTTACAGTAAGCGCGGCATCATCGGCTGGCGATGAGCGTAAGTTGGGGAATATGTTGATGGTCGCGTTACCAGAGCCGTCGCTGTTTACGTCATCCAGAACTTTGTATAACCGAGTGGATGACCCAGAGCCTAACTGAATCCAGTCTCCAGCCTTTAATATGCCTGTGGTGCTGACTGTCCAGCCATCGGTGATTAACTCATCGCCTGTCTGTGATGCACCGTTTACTAATGGCGTCCCTGTACCCACGCCACGGGTGGATGTGTTGGCTTTGTCGCCCAGTAAGAACGTGCCATATTGACCGTTCATTTTTAGCAAAAAAGCAATGACCTGCTCGGCATCCTCACGCTTCATCGGAGGCAAGGAGACCTCGGCCTCCCACCATTGGCCTTGATGTTTGTAAATCTGCTGTTGACCAGTAAAAGGTGAGGCAGACACGCCAACAACGGTACGCGCCCGAATGTTTAGGTTTGCAAAACCAATGCTTGCTGGAAATGAAACAGGATATGTAATAGCCATTTTTTACCTCAAGGCGGCGGCATATGAGCCACCACGCAGTTTTGCATCAGCAACAGCAGACTTGGCGGCATTGGCAATCTGCGGCATCAAGGTCATTATCTCAGCCCTGACCGTCTGTTGCACGCCCGTGGTGACATTTATGTTTTGCACTATCGTTGTTCCACCGCCACCATTAGCTAGTCGGTTGCTTGGAATGATAGAACCAGACTGGTTGGGCACAAACATCTCAGCGCCACGCTCACCAACCATGTAGGGCTTGCCAGACTGCACAGAGCCACCAATGGCTTTACCGCCACCGCTAAAGAATCCATCCATAGCGCCAGCAATCGGGCCAGTTATGGACTTCTGAATCATTATGCGAATCAGGTCGTTGATGATACTGCTCGCCATTGATCTAAAGGCATCCTTGGCGCTCATAGTTCCATTCACCAAACTGACAAGCGCATCCTCCATTGACTTCAAGCCACTCAGCGCCACGTTTTGCAAACTTGCTTGCACATTGTCCACACTCTCTGCGTATTGTTGCAAGGGTGACTTTGACGCCTCAAGAGTTTCTTTAATAACCTCTAGTTCTGCTGGCAATGTATTTTGTCTTTTGCCGCGCTGGGCTGGGTCATAGAAGCCACCAGTTTGCGCTACCTTCAAATCATCTAGGGCTTTTTTAGTGTCTTCGATTACCTTCAAACGGTTGCGTGCATTTCGCTCGCTACCAGTCATCGCACCAGCCCAATGAACCTCGGCATCAATGATTGACTTGTTGTAATTGTCTATCGCCTTTTGCTGATCCTTAGAGATCGTGGCTGTTGGCAATGCTTTGACTGGGGCAGTAATTGCTCTTCTAGGTGTAAAGCCAGAAATTCCAGCCGCATTTCTTTCAGACTCCAGCAAGATGTTTATCTTTTTTCGAACATCCTCAATCTCTTGGTTTGAATTTGTTAAATCAAAACCTAAAAACTCTAATATGCTTCTGCCTTTTTTTAGCGTTTCCAGTTCTTTTCTGTAAACTTTTAATGACTCGGTTGCGCCGCTAAAAGCCTCGCGCAAGGTTATTCCAATGACATCTATTAAGCCTAAGTTTGCCTTGGTTGCCTGCGTTGTCACGTTTATCAAGCGGCTCATCTCTCTTGTAGTTTGTACAAGGAAATCATTTAAGCCAGCCTCACCAATCGCCACACTAAGCGTTGAAATTGAGTC